TGTTTCGTCTATTAGGTAAACATCTGTACCCTCAAAGTGATTATGCTCCGTATCGGTCACATTAGAAAGCGACAGGCATACATTAGTCAGTGTCTTATCAGTCAAGATTGGGTGAACCTTGCAAAAATAATTTTCGTACAGGCACATGTATCTGTGAAATGAGCTTTTAACTGTTCTTCTGATTGTTTCGTTTTCAATACTGTTGTCACAGATTTCAGAGAATCTATAGAGCATATCATCTTTCTTTGCTTGCATATCCTGTCGGGTGACTCTTGCCGTCTGTTTCTCGGAAACAGATGTATGTACCTCTCCATCAATGTTAGTTGATGTATGTACCTCTCTTGTAATCTCTGAATCACAATCTCTGTTTGAGTAATCTATGTTAGTACTCTTTGGTATTGCTTCGTCACCGGCTTGTGTTTGATTTCCCATTGGCTCATTATTGATTGCGCACTCATGCGCATTGAATTTTTCATTTTCCGGTATTTCAATTCTATAATCACTTAATGGATAGCCATTCTTTTTAAGGTCTTTTGCAATATTTACAAGATTTACCCTATATTGCAATGTTCTATCCCATTTATATTTAGGGTTATTTCGCTTTGAGATATAACCCATATCCACCAATTCACTGATATATCTTCTTATCTGACTTGCAGATAAACCTAACATAACCTCATCGGCTAATTCTTCGGCAGTTTTATATATCCAACCATAGAAAAGCTCTCTTTCTTCTTCTCCATTGTTCTTCGCAATCTCATTTTCTTTCTTGATAAACTTATCCGCATCTGATACTCTTTCAGACCAATAAATGAATTGATTAAGGATAATTGCCTTTCTATAATCGTTTGTTATTGATAATAAATCTTCTCTAATTACTGCTTTTTTAATTTTTATGTCTGTCATAAATTACCTCCTACGATAGATAACCCTACGTTTTATATAAAAACAGTTACCAGGAGTTCGTAGGTTACTCTTTTCGTGTTGCAATCACTAGGCAACTGATTTTACCGAATTTTTGAAAAGGCAAGATACACTCCATCAAAAGGCGTCCAAAACACATTACAGAATTTTGAAGTGTCTCACCCCATTGCTTTCAGTCGCGCGTACCTACTAGCAACTTGTTTTTGTGTGTTTTCTTTTATTTTTCCGAAACTGCTATATTGCAGACCGTCAGCATTACGCAACCGCTATTCAAGATATAACAGCTCGCACTAAACCGACGTATGATTGATGTGGTGTGGATTTGAACCACACATGATTGTCGCGACTCTCGTCATCTAAGTTGCCGGTTTCAACGAATTATCTTACGGCAATAGCGTTTACCCATTTCGCCACACATCAACAATCGGCAAGGTTGGGAATCGAACCCACGACAAATCAGCTAATAGCCGACTGCTCTACCACTGAGCTACATGCCGTTAATGAGGGTGAAGTCTAAGGAGTGGCAACACCCTCCGGAGATATAAATTTGTATGTGCTGTAGGAAAAGAACTAACGAAACCTACAGCAAAGGACATGTGAGGAATTGCACCTCACCTAAGACTCACTGATTTGAGTTGCCCTAGTTTAACAATTAATTAAAGGGGGTATATATGTCTGCTCTGCCTGTTACAGATGTCTTTACGACAGGTTGGTTTTCACGCTCGTGTATTGTGGGATTATACACGATTAAACCCTCACGAGCCTTGTGACGGCTCTTAACAGCTTTCCGCTATGAGGACGAAAGGAACTACTAAGTCCAATGTCGGGGAACCAAGTAAACCCCGAACAGGGCATGTTGGATTTGAGCCAACGAATGCAGCAGTCAAAGTGCTGTGCCTTACCGCTTGGCGAATGCCCTATATTTACTGCCACATGAAAGCTATGGCAAGTATCTGACCAAACATTATGGCAATGCCAAGAAATCTTGTACTGACTGTCACTTTTTCGTTTAATGTGGCATTTACCATTCCAAAAGCAATTAATGCCAGCCATACTGTTGTTGCAATTTTTAATACAAACATGATTTACACCTCAAAATCTAATTATCCTTAAAGCCCTCTATCAGCGACTCGGTTATGGTAGCCAAGACTAGAAACACTGCCGAGATAAACAATCCGTGCTCGTCAGATAAGAGTACTGCACGAATTGTGCAAAGCATCATCAGCCACAGGAAAACATTTTTAATCAACACCGGAAGTTCCTTGTCCACGAATTTTCCAAACACTTTCCATCTGCGCCTAGAATTAAGTTCGTGAGCCTTAATTGTGTACCATATAGCTTTTTGTACATCCTGTGTGAGACTGTCTTTATGCCCGGCACGATATTCATACTTGTATGCAGTAATCTCACACCATTTAGCCACATCCTTAAGCCCATAAATATCAATCATTTCATCAATGCACTCTTTACGATTAGGCAGATTGTAGTGGCTAGGGTGGTTTACCATATCGGAATTAATTTTGCTCGACTCAAATCCTGTTAATTTCATCACTGTTAGCTCCTTTACTGTTATATATAATATATAACTATTATTTAATCATAGTTGTATGTATATATATTATTATTGTGTATGTTGTTTAATTAATATATAACTTATGTTATAATAATAAATACTGCTTGGTGAGGCTGAGGTATAGGTAAAGGCCTTTTTGTTTTTGAGGATATTTGAGGGGCTAAGTGGGGCTGTTTGTCGCTTTTCGTATACACCCCCAGGGCACCCAATACGTGCGCTGCTCAGCTCTCAAACATCAAGCGTTTTAAATTGTATCTATTGCATATACAATTCATCTATACCCTTTCAACTCTTCGCTAAACAACTGTTTTGTGCATAGTTGTAATAATTCAATAGTCCTCAAAGCCTTGTAAATCAAGGGATTAGAATTGTATGTATTGTATATACAATTACTTGGCATTATCAACCATGTTATTGCCTGATAGTGCTTTAATATTCTGACTATTTACATCGCCCAATTGTGGCAGTTCATTGGCGGTTAATGCTCTCGCTTGCTGTCTGCTATCGCTTGTATATGGTGAAGCCCAACCATAACGGCGGTTGAGTATTGCAATAACTCCAACTGGGTTCTTTGCCCCGGTCACGAGCTTATTAGACAAACTCTCTTCCTGATATTTTCTCAGTTTTTCCAAAATTTCCGATGCGGTCGAGCTTAGCGTATTCTTACCCCAGTCGTATATTGTGCTATCAGGTATCCCAGTTAAAGAACTAAAGCCCAATATACTAACCTCTTTATCATATTTCATACACATATCATAGATATATATATCTAATACATACATAACTAAATTAAAGTCATAGCTGTTATAGTTGCTCTCTTTAAATACTTTGTTATTTGTATTATAGTTATCTTTAGATTTAAAATAATTACTATAAAATAACTTTTTTTGGATATAATACAAAGCACTATTCCAAACGCTTTGTGATTCTTTTTTAATATCCTCAATCTTATTTACTTCGCAAAATTCATTTAGATAAAATAATAAATCATTTTCATATATCTCGATCTGATCTGACATTACAGCACATCCCCCAAAAAGCCAAATAAAAAAAGCCCGCACCACCTGGAGTAATTCCAAGTAATACAAGCTAACCGGCATTCGCTTATTAATTTAATTTAAGATAATAATATATAATTCTACTTATTTTGTCAATATACTGATTATTGGATATATAACAATAACTGTATTAATTAATGTATACCACATCACACACATATATATTAATTATATTATATAAAAATAAAAAGCCGGTCATAAAAACCGACTTTAAATTCTAAAATGGGCACTCATTGTTATTCTTTTCCAGTTCATCCAGCTTATCCAATACTAATTGGTTTACGAATCCATTAATTGTAAGCCCTTGCGCTTGTATTC